GTCGCATAACGATACCGAGTTCATCGTGAACATGGAACTTTCTCTTCAAAAATTCTACATCCATGATATTCTTATCTGTCAGATCACCTTCTGACTTATCAGCATTAGTTACATTGATACGTAATTCTTTATACGCTCTCGTCATGTTCGCACCGGATAGGTGGGAATCGAAGGGCTTACTAAGAACATTATCATCTCCATAATTACGAAGACAGGCATAGTGCATAAGAGACTTAGTTGGACGACAACCAAACTCATATTCATAACACTTAATGTGAACCAATGTTTTGTAAAATAATTCTGACATCGATTGGATAAGCACGACGCCAAAACATCCAGATAAGACTTGGAGAGCAACTTCATACAATACGCCTTCGCTTACGCAGAGGGCAAAGAATAAGTCACTCAACAAACCTCTTAGGATCTCAGTACCATAATTAGGATGTACCTTGATAAATTTCTCAACGATAGCTCGCATAATCAAATACGCTACAAAGTTGACCTTATCAAACTTTTGGTAGTCACAATCTGAGCATAAAACACTCATTTGAGATCGCAACCATTCATCTAATTTAACTGGATCGGTAAAGGGAAGTTCATCGATACCAAGTAAATCACACACTAATTTGGATACCTCTTTAGGGTCACAGCAATTAATACCTTCCATGGAAGTAAAGAAAGGCATCTTACGTAACTCACTGAAGATAGGTTCAAAGTACATCTTGCATATTAATAGAAAAGCAGTAGGACCAGCGAAGAATTGGCGGGCAGGTTTACCCTCTTTCTTCACCTCATCCTTAAGTGCAACACGGAAAACGGGTGCAGCACTAATACCTTTATAATAACAATCAAAGATATGGTCGACTTCATCTAACAATTTCTCTCTAGGAACGACTTCGTAGATTCTAGGATCAATCATGGAGAATAGTGAATCCTTCAAACCGGAAAATGGAATACCAGCAGCAGTACTCATATTAACTCCATTGATACCAAAATCAGAGATACCACTAATAACTCTCTCCATAGGAAGAGGAGAAATAGATTTAGTAGCAAATTCAATATCAGCCATCATTATACTAAGAGCGTAATCAATTAATTCTCTAGGAATATGTTGTGCAGGGGATGCAGCAGCATGACCATAACTAATTAAATGGGGATTAAAATAAGAACCATCTGGTAAAACAGTATTAACCAAAGCTGGTTTACCATACTGTTTCACAAGATACAGACAAGCAAGATAACCGGTTGGTTCAACCTTGCTCTCTTTTCTATGTGCAGCATCACCAACAATACCACCAATAACATTCATGGGAAGAACGCTTTGTGGTATATGATATTGCACAGCCTTAGAGCTAGCCTCTTTTACGAGTGGCTGTAAAGCTTTAGAAAAAGATTCGTCTTCTCTTGGGTAAACTAGCTGAGTAGCAACACCACTAAGGATATTATGTAATATTTTTTGTGAAAGCGGAAGGATGACCTGGGATTCAGGGTCATGTAATCTACCTTCATGAATACCAACAATAACAAAGTGGTTAGCCGCAACTTCAGCTACACATATACTACCACAATCTCCTGGTCGACCTTGATCGATCGATTCAGAGCATTGTAATGCAGATATCGAGAAATGTGAGTTTGGGCCACACACTTTAGTTTCTTTCCAAAAGTGCGATTTCAAATCACGTTCCCAACACCATGTGTATATAGGAGCAGAATCCGGAATAGAACTCACATCCTCAATACACATATCAACTAGGCTTTTACAACTAGTAGTATGCAAGATAATGAGGGACAAGCCATCGAAATCTCGTATACACGATTCACTAATTTGTTCACAATACACCATCATAGATCGACCACTGTCAGATCTAAATTCAATACGGAGTAATCCCCGTCGAGGGACAGTCTTAAAGAAATGGGAATTTGTGATTAAAGCATTAGCACATATTACAATACCATGAATATACTCTTGATATCCATCCATAGTAAGTCTAACAACCTGCCTAAGAACCTTATGTTTCTCGTTGATTTTATTATCTTTACCTTTCGGGGCAAAAACAATTTTATCAATAGGAGGAATAAAAGGTCTAAGAGTAGGCTTGGACCAACCTTCAGGATCGTGAGCACCAGCCCGAATATTAAGCGCTTTAACACGCTCAATCTCAGTTTTAGTAGCTAATCCGAGTTGTTCGTCAACTGGGCCAGTTTCAAAAAACTTCTTCAATCTAGTAATGGCATACATACCTGCGCCGATAGCGCAAATGATACCAATAATATTGAAGATCTTTGAACTAACCTCAATCTTAGACCTCCAAGAGCTCATCAACTCCTGATAATAGGATAATTCTCTACTCATTACATCAGTAATCATAACAGAGGTTTTATAGGCAAAGACGCCTACTCCACCAATCGCTAGATTACTAACAGTATGTGAGAAAAGAGAGTAGAGACCTTGGAATTGAACTAAATTTGGAGGAATCCAAATTTGCTCTTCCAAAGTTGCATTATGATAATCTATAGGATCAACACCCATAGCATCACGATACCTATTCATTCTATTATCACGTCGCCTATTTAATGGAACCTGGACAGGTCCCATAGGTAGCACGATAGCAGTCTCTTCTGGAACTACTAACACTGGACGAGCACAAAACTCACCTTGTGGATGGAAGCCACCACAATTTTTACAAAAAGAATAAGTAGATTGATTATCGGTGTCAATTGCTCGACCGATATTAATCTGATTCTTATCATAAACAAGTTTATGTAAAATCATAGCCATCTCTCGTAAAGAACACCAATCATATCGAACTGTAAATTCAACACGATTATGAATAGACTTACCAGAAAGCATTCTACACTTATACACTTCAGTAGCATCAAAACCTGTTGGGGTCTTGGGATTGAAGGTATAACCCTTATCAGTCTGAATCTGGGGTACACCATTAATTTCAGGCAATAAGGATATCTCAATAATATAATGTAATCGACGCCAAAATGCACCTGGATCCGTAATGAAATCACTCAAAAGGGGATCCTGAACATTAGACGCATAACCAATGACATCGCAAACAAGGAAATTCTTCCCTTTCGATGCTATGTCGGCACTATTAAACAGAAACGGATTTGTCCCTGTAGCACCAATAGTAAACATTGGGATATTCTCAACATCTCGAGCAGTAGAAGGCGCTTGAAAAGCCTCCTCAAATTTATACACTCTCTGACCTTTATACACATTCTCATGTGCTTGTTTAGTCAGAGGAGCTGTACAAATATGTCGCTTATCGAATGGGCTATCAACGTCCATAGCATCAAGCATAACACCAATAAAATAATCAGAAGCGAATGTTTTTAGTGTAGCAGGTTCTCCAAAACAATAGATAACCTGTGGTTCTTTCCTTGTACAGGAAGGTAAACCACCAATCAAAACATCTTTAGCACGTCGAATTAACGCGCACCTAGATGTCAATAATTGTCTAGCCGGGTGCGAAGCGGGTATCTTTAAAAGATAACCCTCCGCAGCCTTAAACATAGCTTCTAACTCATGTAGACAGTCAACATTACAATCAAAAACTGATTTCTTCTCATACCTCTTCTTCAAAAAAGTATGGTTATGTATATTATCTGAAACTTCGAGCGAATCTCGAAGAAGTACAGATAATTTATCTTCACTAAAAATAGAAAGCAAATTACGTTCTTCAGGTTTTGCACTGAAATAACATAACACCTTATTTTTTAATTCAGAGAAAAGTTCAACTACGTCCCACGGATCTGCGAGATTAAACGAAACCTTGTTTGAGTTTAGAAAACCAAGATACCCTTCCATCGAAGGAGGGATATACTTAGAACCTAAACTCAAAAAACCAAATATAACACAAAAGAAATAAGATTTAACTTTTAACATCTTAATAAAGATGTCACTATTACTAATAGCACCTTTATTTGAACCTGTCAACATCTCAATCAAAGATGTAACAAAAGTAGCAGTATTAGAATCCTGGGGTTCGTAAACATCCCCAGAATACCAAAATTTCTGTAGGTTAACAATAAAATCGGAATTGTTAGTATCAAAATAACTAACAATATCTAACACTTTAACATCAATAAATACAACTGGATCAATAGTCATCATCATATTAAATATCGCATCAACGACATCAAATAGATCACGGGATCGTACCAATTGTCTCAAAGACATTGCAACTTTAATTTCATGCAAAGGAATAGTTAATTCACCCATCTTTGATAAGGTAGTTGACCCGATTGTCCCGGTTGGGACTTCAAGATCAAAACCAGTACCAAAGAAAATATTATCGTATCCCATAAACATCACAATATTGAATAAAGAGTGTAAAGGGATAGCATAATGTAATGGGATGAAACATAAACCAAAATGTAAAGCTATTTTACTAATAAATAGATTGTATGGATTCAGAACATAAGGGCTCTGATCATACATCTCTTTAATAATAAAAATAACACCAATAATAGGATGTATCTGTTTGATACATTCCTCCCAGCAGGGAGCGACAGTAACAGAATACAACATATATCTAGGATCAATGAGGGGAAATCTCATTATTCCTAGTTTTGTCATAAAAGGTTTAATTATTTCAGGTGCTGCAATGCTAGTGACTCCATCAAGGAGCGAACCAACTACGGCAGTACCGTAATAGAAAAAACTAATAGCATACGCGCACAAGTAACCAACCCGGTCACACTGTGCTCTATGTTTAGCATAAAACTTAGTCTCAGTAAACTTATGAACACCATAACAAAGACCACCTGTGAATGCAAGTCCTATAGCTGTAAACAGAGCTACAGGGACAGCAGTACAGTTAGAAACAATCTTGTTCAATCGTTTCTTCGGACCATCTCTAATCTTCTTCTGACACTTAGCCCAGCTCTTATTAGAGAGCTGATGCTTATATTCAATTTTATTAAATCTTAAATCTTCATCACGTTTACCTTTAATGTCCTTCTTGACATCAAAAGTAAAGTCTTCTTCATGGAACCAAGATCCTAATATCACGCGGGCATGTGCGACAGTAGGATCAACGATTCCAAGAAACAGATTTAAAATTTGATCTTCATTTAACTCAGGGTTCATATCACGTAATTGCTGCATCTGAGCTTCATTACGTTCACGAACACTAGTCGCATCAGAATCAAAAGATGTAACACTCCTGTTATCATCCTCGTCATCTTCATCAGATACAGTAACTAACTCCAACTCAGGGACTTCTTGCGAAGTCTCTGGATTAGGGTCAATCATAAGACCATCGTATATATCAATACATTGTTGACGAGACAACTCAGGGTTTCTGAGCTGAATCTCATCAATTGCACTAACAAATCTACGATTGTTTTCAACATGCCAATTAAATATAACGTCCATCTGACGTTGCATACGTAATCGGTTGCGATAAAACTGTATCATCTCATAAACAGATATCACAGTAACACCAACAAATAAACCTAACCCAAAGAACAGGACTGAACCTGTACTCACTTGAGCATTAGTCTCATCGAGACTAAGTTCTATGGGTATATAGTTTTCACTAATATTACCTAATATCATCTCTCGATCACGTTTCATCGAACGTAACCGATTCTTAGTCAAAGTAAGTCTCTCACTTACTTTATAAATTATTCCAGAAAAAGAAATTCCCTCATTTTTCAAAAAAGACCTCATCTTAGGATTCCTGTAGTAATAAAGTTTATTGAACCGCGTTAATTACAAGTAGGCGGTAATTAATATCTCATAAATGAGCCCGTATTAATAGGGTTCATTATAAAGCATTAGAAGTAGTAAATATCATTCTCGTCATCTCGAGAAATCAAGTACTAAAAATGTTTCTGGTAGTATAAGAATCTATGCAAAGTATCTCGTCAATTTGGGATCTTCGACTTGCAATGCACGCGCTTCTTTTTAATATTCTTCTGCCAGTTAGATGAAAACGAATGGTCTCGTAAGACCAAACATTAACATTTCACCGTTCTAATTTACTAAGAACTATATATTAACTTTCTTTCTAAAATACACTCTACTTCGCTCTCGCGATATAGACACGAACTCATTCCCTCAACTGATTATAACCAAAGGGGAAGATGGTCTACCTTTCTCTTGCTCGCAATTTGCGTAACAAGGGAGGTTTTCGAGTCATAATTAAATTGACAAATTAAATATAGATAATAAACTAATTATCTTATACTCATTTTAGTAAATGATCCTCTTTCAAAGAAATCATTCCTATTTTATAACTTTATAAATCAATTTCAACTATATCGTATCACTGCGGTACAGCAGAGCACAACAACTTCGCAGTTGTTGCACATGGATATCTAGTAGCTCATTTCTACTATCATCTATCCATAGACACTTCAACTAAACTCCTAAAGGAGTAGTTTAGCTATGAGTGGGGGTTGCAAGCATTTAAGCAACTCCATGATCAGGTCATAACAAGACCGTCATTTCAGTTCCTTTTCTATAAAAGGATAAATAGAGTCTCGGCGTTTTATACAGCGGACTCTGGCTGTGAGTGTTTACTCTAACACACAACGGTGAAGTTTCGATAACTTCCAAACTTTCAAGAAATAAATCTTGAAAGGAAGGGGGGGGGGAGCTCTTTCGGGAGCTTGGCCTAGGGAAATTATCACTAGGATTATAGCCATATGCACAAGGCTATACGCATATATTACCTCGTACCTCGGTAGTGGGTAATACATGTATGACCGTGTAGTTCTCGTCAAAAACAGATAACGTTAAGCCTCGGATTAACGTTAGTGTAATTGACACCGAACCACGACCAACCGTGCAAACTACAATCAACTAATGATAAGGACACCTCATGTCCTA